TGAGCGGGCGGTCGGGGTCGGGGTCGTTCACAAACACGTCAAAGAGCGGGCGGTTCATTGGGTGGTGTTCTTCGGTGCAGCCCCAAGTATTAGCGTCTACGCGGTCAAGCGTAAGCACCGTGTAGGGCATATGCACCGTGTACTGGTTGGGTGCTCCCTTGTCGTCAACGCTTGTGAGGAATACGCCATTTGTAACGCCGTCGGCGGCTGTATCCCACTCGGTACAAAATTGATTTGCGCTGAATACGCGGACTTTAACGGGGTTGTTTGCGTCCACGGAACGCATGACGGTAACGGCGGAAATGCCATACACGAGAGCAGAGCTCCACGCCTGCTGATAAATGGAACGCATGCGGTTAGTACGTACTACTGCGTCGAGTGTCGCGTTTTGCTGGCCGCCAAAAACAAAGCCGTCAAATACGGAGCGCATAGAGTGAGCGCGAACAGCCTTCGAGCACCAACCAACAACGGTGTTCAAATTCGGCATGGCTGGCGTGATGTCAAGTCCGATACTCTTTAGCTGGGACTTCATCGTGTAATACTGGTATAGCTCGTAATTGCGAGCATATACGCTTGACCAGCGCAAAAAAAGACGCTTTACCGTGTCGCGGTAAGCGTCGGGGACATTATCGAGATTTGGCGTTGAGATACCGCCGTACAAGAATTTATCTTGGTAAATCATAATATTCGCTGCTTTCTTCTAGGATTTCTTCGCGTATTCTTGCAGCACCAAACGGCAAGTGCGGCCGCTTCTGTAATTGTGCTGTCGGCTGCGTCCGTTGAGCCAAAGCCCCAACCTCCACGGCTTCCGATTGAACGTCGAACGCACCCAAGCGCGGAATTGTCGAATGCTCGGGCGTATGTGTGTTTAATCGTGCCGTCGGTGAGTCCGTCCAAGAACGATTGAGACGCTGCGATAACGTCGGCAGTGTTTGGGCGCGTGATGTACCCTCGCGGGGCTTTGAGTTCCGCTAAGTTCGTACAGAGTGCTTCCGCACCGTTTAAGCCGTCAATCATGCACGCGTTGACCGTTTGTTTTCGATTCACGATTTCTTCGGCTAGTGAGCGCGTGCCGCGTTCCGTTGTGCCGACCTCGACCAGCTCCACGGCAAACTCGCCGTCTTTGTTTTGCTTGCAGCCAACAAGCGCATAAATTGAGCCGTCATTAGAGAAACGAACGCCAAACGTCGTTTTCTTCTTGTATTTGTCGCCGATAGACTTAATACGAGCGGCGCGCCAAACGTCGGGGTCAATAGCCGTCTTAATAACGCCCGCTTTCA